AAAGCATCAAATTTTGGCTCAAACATAGACAATTTTGATCGTGAATATTTAAGTAAACAATTTTTTGAATTAAATAAATAAAAAATAAAAATTATGTTTAACAAAGAATCGCAGATTCTATCAGAAATCACCACCCATTTAAAATACGCTAAATATTCTCCTGAGTTAGAAAGAAGAGAAACATGGGAAGAATTAGTAAGCAGAAATAAAAATATGCACATGAAAAAATTTCCTAGTTTAAAAAAGGAAATAAAAGAAGCATATAAATATGTTTATGATAAAAAAGTATTACCCTCAATGCGTAGTTTACAATTTGCAGGTAAACCAATTGAAATAAACAATTCAAGAATATTTAACTGTTCTTACTTACCAATAGATGATCACAGATCATTTTCTGAAATTATGTTTTTGTTACTTTCAGGCTGTGGAGTAGGATATTCAGTGCAAACTCATCATGTAGAAAATTTACCTGACATTAGAAAACCACTAAAATCTAAAAGATATTTAGTTGGAGACAGCATTGAAGGATGGGCAGACGCAGTTAGAATGTTGATTAAATCTTACTTTGGACTTATTAATTCTTGTCCTAAATTTGACTTTAGAGACATTAGACCTAAAGGAGCACATTTGATTACTGTAGGAGGAAAAGCTCCAGGACCAGAACCATTAAAAGTAGCTTTAACTCATGTTCAAGTAATACTAGATCGTAAAAATGATGGAGAAAAATTAACATCTGTAGAATGTCATGACATCATTTGCCATTTAGCAGATGCTGTACTGTCAGGAGGAATTAGAAGAGCAGCTTTAATTGCTTTATTTGACCTAGATGATGAAGACATGTTGACTTGCAAATTTGGAAATTGGTGGGAAGAAAATCCTCAAAGAGGCAGAGCAAACAATTCAGCAGTTTTACTTCGCAGTAAAATAGACAAAGAAACATTTTTAAATTTGTGGAAAAAAATTGAATTAAGCAACAGTGGAGAACCAGGTTTTATCTTTACAAATGATAAAGACGCAGGTACCAATCCATGTGCTGAAATAAACTTAAAAGCCAATCAGTTTTGTAATCTTTGTGAAATAAATGCTTCTGACATTGAAACTCAAGAAGAATTTAATGCAAGGTCAAAAGCTGCTTCATTTATAGGAACTTTACAAGCATCTTACACTGACTTTCACTATTTAAGAGATGTTTGGAAAAAAACAACAGAAAAAGAAGCACTATTAGGAATAGGAATGACAGGCATAGCATCAGGAGCAGTGTTAAAACTTAACATGAAAGAAGCAGCTAAAGTGGCTTGTGAAGAAAATGAAAGAGTAGCTAACATTATAGGAATCAACAAAGCAGCTCGTGTAACTACAGTTAAACCATCAGGAACAACATCTTTAGTGTTAGGAACATCAAGTGGCATTCATGCTTGGCATAGTGAATATTACATTCGTAGAATTCGTTTAGGTAAAAATGAAGCCTTATACACATACTTAAACATTTATCACCCAGAATTGTTAGAAGATGATTTTTTTAAACCAACAATTCAATCTATTGTAAAAATACCTCAACAAGCACCTGAAGGTGCTATTACAAGAAAAAATGAATCTGCTGTTGACTTATTGGAAAGAATAAAGTTAATAAATCAAAAATGGATAAAGCCAGGTTATAGAAAAGGTGCAAACCAACACAACGTTTCAGCTACTGTCACTATTAAAAATGATGAGTGGGACAACATTGGTGAATGGGTGTACAACAACAGAGAATATTTTACAGCATTGTCTTTTTTACCATATTCAGACCACACATACACTCAAGCGCCTTTTGAAGACATTACAAAAGAACAATTTGAAGAAATGGTAAAACAATTACATGAAATTGACTTAAGTAAAGTTGTTGAAATGATTGACAACACAGCAAGACAAGATGAATTAGCCTGCTCTTCAGGAGGATGTGAAATTGCTTAATTTGCTAGGCTAACAAGATTTTTCAACATATATTTAAAATAAAAAAGATATGTCGTTAAAACCACAATCAATCCGTAAAGGTATCACTATTACTTTAAATGGTAAAGAAGTAGAAAAACAAGAAATTATTGACTTAAGTGTTGACTGGACTGAGTCACAAATAAATTTCTTTAAGAAAATGCTTAAACAAGGAGGCAGAACAAAAATTAATAGAAGTGCTTTTGACATTACTATACAAACAAAAGTTCTTAACTCAAGAGGAGAAAAAGATCCAGGTGTAATAATAATGCCAGGAATAGACGATCGATTTTAAAATATGAAAAAATATTTATTTCCAACATTGATAGCATTCTCGGCATTAGCCGTGAGTGCTACTGCTGCCTTTTACTCAGTAACAGGTTTGTCAAAATTATTTATAGGAGCTAGTTTTGCAGTTATAATAATGGCTGCATCTTTAGAATTAGCTAAATTGGTAATTGCCTCTTATCTTTATCAATACTGGACAAAAACAAACATTTTACTAAAAATATACTTAACAATAGCTGTGTTTGTGTTAATTCTAATTACATCTTCAGGCATTTATGGTTTTTTAAGTTCAGCCTATGAACAAACTGCTTCAAAAAACATTGTTGTAGAAAAACGAATTGCTGCTTTAGAATCTAAAAAAGTAAGATACTTAGAAACTAAAGAATCCTACTCTAAAGAAAAAGTAGAAACAGCAAAAAGTACTTCAGAACTAAGACAAGCCTTATCAATTGGAAGCATTACTCAATATAAAGATAAACAAACAGGCCAAATTCTTAATGTAGCAAACAGTGGCAACAGAAAAGCATTTGAAAAACAACTGGAAAGCACCCTTAAAAAAGACTCAACACTAGATGTTAAAATTAACACAGTAAGTGACAGTATATTTAGTTTAGAGTCTCAAATACTTGAATTTCAATCTAAAGCTGAAACATCAGGTGAATTAGGTCCTTTAAAATACATTAGTAAACTACTAGACATTCCAATGGATAGAATTATAAACTGGTTTATTTTAGTTATCATATTTGTGTTTGATCCATTAGCAGTAAGTTTAATTATAGCAGCTAACAATGCCTTTAACAAAGCAAAAATGCCTCAACAGTTAGCAATGTACAATGAAGCAGCTCCATTTGAAGTAAAACCAATTGAAATAAAGCCAGTTGTAGTTGAACCAGTTGTTTCACTTCCTCCACCTCAAAAGCCTTGGCGTCAATTTATTTATCCTATTTTTAAATCAAATAGAAAAGAAGAAGATGACATTAAAACATATTAACTTGGCTTTTAAAAATACATTTAATATATTTATACAAAATAAAAGTTATGATAAAAGTATCACATGAGCTTCCATTATGTTTTTTAAACAAAGGAAAAGAATGGAATGATTATGATTTCTGTTTGCCAACATATTGGTTTAAATCTGAACAGTACAAACAACATTATTTAGACGCTAAAGCAGCAGGTAGATTTATTATTGCTGACAATGGCTTATTTGAAGGTGACTCATTTACAGAAAAACAATTAATTGAATTTGTTAATGAACTTCAACCAGACATTTTTGTAATACCTGATGTGTGGAATGATGCTCTTTTAAGTTTACGAAATGCTAAACGTTGGACAAATATGAGAGAAATACTGCCTGAAAATACTAAATTAATGGCTGTAATACAATGTACAGACTATAAAATTGGTTCTTTACTATATGGTCAATATATGGATTTAGGAGTAAAAGCTATAGCATTTAACCACAGTTCAACAGCATATCAAGACTTTTTTCCACATGAAAACATATCAATATCTAAAATGATGGGAAGAATATATTTTATCAATCAATTAAAGAAAAAAAATATTATAGATAATCATATTCATCACCATTTGTTAGGATGTGCTACTTTTTTAGAATTTAAAGCATATAATGACCCAGCTTACTTTTTTATAAAGACAGCAGATACTAGTAATCCTGTAATATTTGGATTAAAAGAACAAAAATACACATTTAATAATTGTTGGGATAAACCTAATGAAAAAATTGAAGTATGGTTTGATAAAGAAATAAATAATAAGCAACTTGAATGTATAAAACATAATGTAGAAGTTTTTAAGACTTTGTTATAAAGATTTTAAGTGTCAATATTTATAATGGACATTAAAATTAAATATGAAATCTGGAATATATAAAATTACATCACCAAGTAATAAAGTTTATATTGGTCAATCCATTAATATTGATGAAAGAATTAGAAAATACAAAATTTTAAGATGTAAAAATCAACCAAAGATATATAACTCACTTAAAAAATATGGTCCTAAAAATCACACATTTGAAGTAATAGAGGAATGTAAAATAGAATATTTAACTATTAAAGAAATATTTTACAAACAGCAACTTATAGATGAATTTGGTTGGGAAATGGCTTTATTTTGTGACATATACGATAGAGGAGTAGGAGGATTAAGATCACAACAAACTAGAGATAAAATAAGTAAATCTAATACAGGTAAAATCCGTTCAGAAGAATATAAATTAAATCAAAGCAATAAAATGAAAGGGAGAAAACAATCCCCTGAAACTATTCAAAAAAGAACAGAAAAAAATAAAGGTAAAAAACGGACTAAAGAAACATGTCTTAAATTAAAAAATTCAATGTTAGGTAAAAAACGTTCTGAAGAAACTAAACGCAAATTATCTATTAGAGAATGTTATAAAAATCCTGAAAGAGGAGTAAAAATTAGCCAAAATAGAAACAATAAATTAATAGGTGAAAAAAATAGTAAAAAAGTATTACAAATATGTCCTATTACTTCTAACATTATTAAAGAATGGAATTCTCGTAACGAAATAATAAAAGCAGGATATGGAGGTATAGTAGGGGCTATTACTAGAGGAAAAATATACAAAGATTATTTATGGATTTATAAAGAAAAATTTGGATGCTAAAGAAAAATTAATTATATTTAACATAAATAAGTTTAAAAATTATATTAATGAATAAACAAGCCGTATTAAGTTTATCAGGTGGAATGGATAGTAGTACTTTACTATTGCATTTACTAGCTAATGATTATGAAGTAACAGCTTTATCATTTGACTATGGACAAAAACATAAAATTGAATTAGAAAGAGCTACAGAATTAGTGAAGTACATTAATGAATATTTTATTGTAGATCAAGAAAGTAAAACATTTGATTATCCATTTAAAGTTACTCATCAAATTATCAAACTAGATGGTTTAAGTCAACTGCTTAACTCTACATTAGTTGAAGGTGGAGCAGATGTTCCTGAAGGACACTATGCAGATGAAAACATGAAAGACACAGTAGTTCCTAATCGCAACAAAATATTTAGTAGTATTATTCAAGCAGTTGCTTTGTCAATTTCAGATAAAAAAGGTACAGAATGTTCTATTGCAATGGGAATTCATGCAGGTGATCACTCTATTTATCCTGATTGTAGACAAGATTTTAGAGATACTGACTTTGATACTTTCATAATTGGAAATTGGGGAGCTGAAAATGTAAACATGTTTACTCCTTACATTGATGGAAATAAATTTGACATTTTAAAAGATGGAAAAAAATGTTGTGAACAGTTAGGATTAGACTTTGATGAAGTGTATAAACGCACTAATACTTCATATAAACCCATTTACCATGAGTTAGCATATGAAAATGGTGCAGGTGAAATTATTGACTGCTCACAATGGTTTTCAGATTATAAGTCAGTTTCATCAGTAGAACGTATTGAAGCATTTATCAAATTAGATTGTCCTGATCCTGTATTTTACGCAGATGAAACAGGACCAGTAAGTTGGGAAGTAGCTAAAAATCATGTAGAACAATTATTAATAAACCACAAATAAAAACCAAATGAAACAAGTACTTTATTTTACAGCACAATGGTGCACCGCATGTCAAGGCATGACTCCAATTGTAGAACAATTGAAAAAAACAAAAATTATCCCAGTAGAAAAAATTGACACAGACTATGATGTCACTCTTACAGAACAGTATAAAGTAACATCCATTCCAACTACTATTGTTTTAGAAGATGGAAAAGAAATTAAAAGATACTCTGGGGCTTTAAGCTATGAACAGTTAAACAAACTAATCAATGGCTGATTGTTTAAAATAAGGTTATGAATTTATTGCTAGGTATATTATATGGACTATTAGCTCAAACATTCACCTTTATTCAACTACAAGGACAGTTTAAACTTGATTGGATGAAAAACAACATTATATGGGTAATGTGTATGGGCATACCAATATCATTCTTATACTTAATGTCAGTAAAACATCTAGTAGATTATTTTGGAGGCCAACTTTGGCCGTCTAGACTGTTAGGTTTTGCAATAGGAGCAGTTGTATTTACAATAATGTCTTATTGGTGGTTTCAAGAACCACTGTCTTTAAAAACACTCATATGTTTAGGACTTGCATTAGGTATCATGGTTGTACAATTATCAATGAAATGAAAACATTAATCATAGCTTTATTTATAAGCATTAAAACCTTTGCCATTCAATACAGTCCATTAGACTCTACTTACTACTTTACTCTACCAACTTGTGACATAGTTTCTGACAGAACATTTAAAACAGTTAAGGAAAAAGCAGATTGGAATATGCTAAAAGCAAATGTTAAAAAAGTTTATCCTTATTCAATTTATGTTAAAATGAAATTAGCAGAAATGGATACTCAACT